CATGTGCCGAAGCATAATCTTGTTTTAATTTTTGATAATCAACCACGTAATAAAGAAATTGTAAAAATAATGAAAGATGCTGCGCAAAATTCATTTAAAATGGTTGTTTGGCCAGAAAATATTCAACAAAAGGATATCAATGAAATTATTTGTTCTGGAACATCTCCAGAAAAAGTACTTGACGTAATAAATAATAATACATTTTCCGACTTATCTCTTAAATTGAAATTAAATTCATGGAGTAAATGTTGATGCATGTTAAAATGGTGTCATGCTCGCAGAAATCACTTGAATATAAAGTTGCTATGGGTGAATTGACATTTGATAAAAATTGTGTGACAGACGAATTTGTCAAAAAAGATTATCAGTTTAACGGCGATAAATTGGATGAAATGATTGCTTATACAGCAAGAGTATCAAATCCAAATAATCAAAATAACAAAACATCAGTAGACAAACTTATAAGATATCTTATTAAAAATAAACATTGGTCAGTATTTGAGATGGTCAATATTTGTTTAGAAATTGAAACAACACGTGATATTGCAAGACAAATATTACGTCATCGCAGTTTTTCGTTTCAAGAATTTAGTCAACGTTATTCTGATCCAACTGATCCAACAAGCAAATTAGGTTTTGTGACAAGAGAAGCACGTCTTCAAGATACTAAAAATAGACAGAATAGTATAGAAGTAGAAGATGAGGAATTAGATAAGAAGTGGAGAGAACTTCAAAGTAACATTACACAATCTGCAATAAAAGCATATGAATGGGCTATTCTACATGGTATTGCAAAAGAACAAGCAAGAGTAGTGTTACCAGAAGGATTAACTGTATCAAGAATGTATATGAACGGCTCGCTTCGTTCGTGGATTCATTATATCGAACTACGTTCTGGACCAGAAACGCAGAAAGAACATAGAGAAGTCGCTAAAGAGTGTGCGCGTGTTATTGCAAATGTATTTCCTTTAATCAATAATTTTAAGAAAGAAGAATAAATGGAATATATGGGAATAGAAATTCAACCAAATCGCGATAATTTGTTTGACAGTAATGGCATTAAAAGACTTAAAGAATCTTATATGAATGAAAATGAAACATCACCGCAACAACGAATTGCATATGTTTCTAAAGTATTTTCTTCCAATCAAGAACATGCTCAACGTCTATATGATTATGCTTCACAGCATTGGTTATCGTATTCTACTCCTATTTTAGCATATGGTTCTACTCGTCGAGGCCTGCCAATATCATGTTATCTTAATTTTATTGAAGATACCGCAGAAGGTCTTGTTAATAATTTGTCTGAAACTAATTGGCTATCGATGTTAGGTGGTGGTGTTGGTATAGGTTTTGGAATTCGATCAGCAGATAATAAGTCTACTGGTGTAATGTCTCATTTACGAATGTATGATGCATCTTCACTTGCATATAGACAGGGTCGTACACGTAGAGGCAGTTATGCTGTATACTTGGATATTTCTCATCCTGATATTTTGATGTTTATTGAAATGAGAAAGCCAACTGGTGATCAAAATATGCGTTGTCTTAATTTGCATCATGGCATTAACATTTCCGATGATTTCATGCGCATTATTGAAAAATGTATGACAGATAAAAATTTCGATGATTCGTGGGAATTAAAAGATCCGAATACAAAAGAAGTTCGTGAAGTTGTATCTGCTCGTGATTTATGGCAACGTATTATTGAAATTCGTATGCAGACGGGAGAACCATATCTTCATTTTATTGACAAGTCCAATCGTGATTTGCCAAAATGGTTAAAGGATAAAAATCTTCGTATTAATCAGTCTAATTTATGTTCTGAAATAATTCTTCCTACAGACAAAAATAGAACCGCTGTCTGTTGTTTATCTTCACTTAATTTGGAGTATTTTGATGAATGGTCAACTAACAAACAGTTTTTACGCGATGTTCTTGAAATGCTCGATAACGTTCTTCAAAAGTTTATTAATGATGCTCCTGATTATGTTGCTAGGGCTAAGTTCTCTGCGAGCAGAGAACGATCAGTTGGTGTTGGCGCACTTGGATTCCATGCATACTTACAACGAAATAAATTGCCTTTCGAATCAGCCCTTGCCAAATCAGTTAATATTAAAATGTTTAAATATATACGAACGGAATTGGACAAAGCTAATCGAGACCTTGCCAAAGAAAGAGGAGAAGCCCCTGATGCGATTGGATTTGGGATTAGGTGTAGTCATGTCATGGCAATTGCACCTAATGCCTCTTCTTCAATCATTATGGGAAATACCTCCCCATCAATTGAACCGTGGAGAGCAAATGCTTATCGTCAAGACACACTTAGCGGTGCATTTTTAAATAAAAATAAGTATCTTGATATTTTATTAAAAAAGAAATGTGAAGAGGATGATACATTAGATTACGAAAAGTTATGGTCAAATATTATTTCGAATGACGGTTCTGCACAACAACTAAAATGTTTAACGGATTATGAGAAGGATATATTTAAAACATCAATGGAAATAGATCAGAGGTGGATTATAGAACATGCAGCAGACCGTCAACAGTTTATTGATCAAGCTCAGTCAATTAATGTATTTTTCCGCCCAAACAGTAATATTAAATATTTACATGCTGTGCATTTTCTTGCATGGAAACTTGGATTAAAGACAATGTATTATTGCCGAAGTGAAAAGATTGGTCGTGCTGATAAAATATCAAAGCAAATTGAAAGAGAAATTATAAAAGAAATTGACATATCTGCTCTTACTAAAAATGAGGATACTTGTTTGGCATGTGAAGGATGAATATAAATAGACCATCGTTACAACAATATTGCAGAGGAAATATGATCGAATTATGTCTGGAGAATTTATTGCAACAAAATATTCTGGTAAACATTTGATTCTAGACTTGTTCGATGTCGATCCTAAATTCTTGTGCTCTGTAAATGAAATAAAAAAATGTCTGAAAAAAGCAGCCACATCAGCTAAAGCAACAGTTTTAAAAGATGCTTTTCATCATTTTGGAAAGGACCATGGAGTAACTGGAATTATTGTATTATCTGAAAGTCATATCAGCATTCATACATGGCCAGAAGAACGATATGCTGCTATTGATATTTTTATGTGTGGTGTTTGTAATCCAGAAGATTCAATTGAGGAAATTAATAATTATTTTAAGCCAGGCAATTTATCTAAGAATGTATTATACAGAGGTATAATAGCGTAAATCATCATTTTTATGGATGGAAAAAATTAAAATGGCATTAACTGATACAAGATTAACGTTTAAACCATTTAATTATCCTTGGGCGTATGATGCGTGGTTGACTCATGAACAATCACATTGGATTCATACAGAAGTACCAATGATAGAAGATATTAAAGATTGGAAAAACAAGCTTAGTATTGAAGAGAAATACTTTCTCACTCAAATATTTCGCTTTTTTACTCAATCAGATATAGATGTGGCAAGTGGTTACATAAAAAACTATCTATCTAACTTTCCTCAACCGGAAGTGCGAATGATGCTTATGAGTTTTTCTTCACGCGAAGCTTTGCACATAGCAGCATATTCACATTTAATTGAGTCTCTTGGTATGCCAGAGACTATTTACAATGAATTTCTAGAATATGATGCAATGAGAGAAAAACATGAATATTTTACCTCTAAAGTAGAAAACGGCGCAATTCTTCCTGTAAAGATTGCTGCAATATCTGCATTTACAGAGGGCCTTGCTCTTTTTAGTTCGTTTATTATGTTATTGAATTTTCCTAGACATGGTAAAATGAAAGGGATGGGTCAGATTGTTACTTGGTCTATCGTAGATGAAACAATGCACGCGAACGGTATGATTAAATTGTTTCGCACGTATGTAGAAGAAAACAGAGAAACTTGGAATGATGAAACAAAAGGTCAAATATATACAGTTGCAACTAAGATGGTTGAACTAGAGGATAAATTTGTTGATCTTGCTTTTAAAATGGGAAAGATTGACGGGCTTCAAGATTACGAAGTAAAAGAATATATTAGATATATAGCCGATAGGAGACTTATATCTATGGGCTTGAAAGGTGTATTTAAAGTAAAGAAAAATCCTTTACCATGGGTAGAATCTATGATTAATGCGCCAATACATACTAATTTCTTTGAAAATCGTGCCACCGATTACGCAAGAGGTGCGCTTACTGGTTCATGGAACGATGTATGGTCAAATTAACAGGAGATAATTATGAACTATAATAGAAATGATGAAAAGAATCGGCAGTATGGTATATGTGAAGAGTGCTATGCTGAATTTGTAATATTACATGAAGAGAATAAAGAAGTTGAATTTTGTCCATTTTGTGGCGCCGAACTTAATAATGAGGAAATAGACGAAGACGAAAATAATGAAAATGATTTTTTTTCTCATGACTAATTGGAAATGAGCAGTTATAATAATCCATGGACATTTAATGGGAAAGCTTTTGAATCTGAAAACATTGAAAATTTTGTTGGATTTGTATATTGTATTATGAGTCTCATTGATGGCAAAAAATATATAGGAAGAAAGTACTTTTATAATGTAAGAAAAGTAAAAGGAAAAGGTCGTCGTAAAAGAAATGAATCGGATTGGAAAGAATATTACGGCAGTTCTGAAAATTTATTGATGGACATAGAAAAATATGGTAAAATAAAATTTAAAAGAACTATTCTTTCTTTACACATAACTCGTGGCGATTGTAATTATGAAGAGGTTAAGCAGCAATTTGTAAATAATGTATTAGAAGAAGAAGGATTCTATAATGAAAACATTTCTGGAAAATACCACAGAAAACAAAAACACATTAAAGATGGAAGACGAGTTTCTAAAGAAAAATACAAAAACTTTGAACAAATTTGATTACAATAGAAATATAGAAAATTGGGACGATTTCGTTCTTAGAAAAATGAGAGAATATCATGAAAGTAAATATAGGCCCGATTCTTAATAAGGGGAAATCTTCTCGCGT